GCCAGACCTTGTTCCGCCTTGCATAACTGATATTTTTTTTTGGCTGTTTTGCAGGATTTCGAAGACGATGTTTGTGGTTACATTCATAAGACATAGGAAAAAAAATTAAAAAATTGGTTGCGTGTTTACCATTAGAAAACTTTTGGTTTTATACAAGGGTATACCCCCTTTGCTATTTTAAGCCCAATTTAAGCCTTTCAATCCCAAAGTGGACACATAGTACTACACATAGGGTTAAAAGCCGTAGAATCGTCTTAAAATGCGAAATACAGGCATTGTAGCTACTCTTCATACTCACCATCTTCATTAATATCCAATAATTCACCCTTATCATGGTTATAAAGTGGGATTTCATCACTTTCTCCTGCCTTGTAAGCAGGTACGACCATTCCTGGCTCTGTTTGCGTATCAAAGTTGATTATCTTACCTTGAGGCAACGCCTTGTGTTCATCTCCGTCTACTTGTTTCATAATATCTCCAATTTGATTCGGTTTAACTACGTTGACTGTAATCTGCTTAACCACATCTCCTTCATGAGCAACCTCAGTCTTTTCGATATATCCTCTTCTTTTACCTCTAGTCTTTAGTAAGAACATTGTAGCTAAGGTATCACCCCTAGCAATTCTCTCCATTAGCTTTTGTTCGCCAAAGTCAAGCATTATCTCCTCAGGCTCGATTTCAGCTAATCTCTTAGCAAACTCAGGATCATCCTTCAACCAAGTCTTATACTGCGTTCTACCGACTCCAGAAGCCTCACATGATATGGTGATATTGCCAAAGTTCTCTTTATAAGCTATGATAAAAGCTTCTTTAGCTATTTCTTTGAATTGTGCGTTCATATTATACCTTTTGGTGTGTCAAATGTTTAAAAATGTTAAAATCATTGTTTTATATCAGAATATTGGGGGGCACAAGGGGTGCATACCTTTGTTTACGCTAAAAAACAGGGTAGGGGGTGGAGTGGGGGAGGGCTTCAGTGGTACAACATTGAAAAGGGTACTTTGTCCCCTACTATTTAACATAATATATATTATTGGCACTTGTCCCCTATCGTTTCGGTGGATCATTTTGGCTAGTTTGGTTGACCAAAGTTAGTGTAAATATTTAATGATTGGTTAGGCACTCAAACGGCAAAAGTAAAACCCACCTACCTTATTATATTAATATACTACTTATACTATAATAGTATAAGCTACTTATATAAGTATAATAGTCTTATATTATTAATATAATATTAAATTATTAATTAAACAATGAATAATATAATACTTATACTCTTATATCAATTTTAACATTTCCTTAACAAATAACTTATAAATATTTACAATTGTTTACAAATGTTTATATATCTTTAGGCTCTATTAATAACTAAAACAAAACAATTATGGAACATTTAGACAACTTCATGCAGCTTTACACGTTAGCTTTAGTTACCTTGATCTTAGGTAACATGGCTAAATTATTCACTGATTATTTAATCACTAAAATTAAATAAACATGAACATCATTGACTTTGCTTTGTACCTTATTATCGGTACTTTATTAATCACATTAGCCAAAACAGTTTGGGAACAGATCACAAACAAATAAAACTTAAACAAATGACATTACAAGACATCAACACAACTCAAGACGTTCAAAAGTTCTTTGAACATATCGTTTATGATTTAGGTATCAATTTTCACGTTGACACGCCTTTCTCTGATTATGTATATAACTACAACGATAAGCCATGCTTTACTAAAAAAGAGGCTTTAAGATTGCAAATAATGATGGAAAAATCTTATCAGGTTTGTGACTCTGAAAATGTAGATATTTACGAAATAGCCTTAAACACATTACAATCATTTATAAAATTATAACACAATGAAAAGAGTATTTAATAACTCCGAATTAGCACACAAATTTGCAGAGCAAACACAATACGAGGGTAGAAACTCAAACGGATCTTTCTTTTTTGATACCTTTACTATTTATAGTTATGGGCGACATTTTCCTATTGCTAAAGTAGTGACAAATCAAAGAGGAGTTGAAGCTCTTTTATTTACTTTCAGGACGTATTCAAACACAACGAGCAAACAGATCAGCATAACAAAAGCAGCAACTAGACAATACAAAAGAATTTATTGTTATAATCCTGAAATGTCACACGCTGACAACTTTAAAGCGTGGTTGAATTTAGCTGAAACACAAGCAGAAAAGCTACAAAAGGCAAAAAAGCCTGAAATATATATCAATGAATTGGGCTACCTATCCAATCAAGTTAATGAATATGCAGATTTTTACGACATTGAAATACCTGATATTTTAAAGATGGTTTTATCTATAAAGGATAAAAAAGAGAATTTAGAATATTTAGCAAAAAGAGCTGAAGTAATAAAAGCTAATCAAGTTAAAAAGCGAAAAGAGGATAAAAAAGAATTTAAAGAACAAATCACAAAATGGTTTAATTGTGAAACTCAAAGAGTTTACGCCAAATACAAATTTGATTTTTTGAGGGTAAACAATAATAGGGTTGAAACTACTCAAGCGGTTCAAATACCTATTGAAATAGCGAAAAGATTACACAATAAGATAAAAACAAACAATTTAAAGGTAGGCGAACAGATCCTGAATTATAAAGTTGATCAAGTAGATAACATTATAAAAATAGGTTGCCACGCCTTTACACGCAAATATTTACTACATTTTGGTAGTAAATTGGCATAGGTTAACTGACGAAGCTTGATATTAGCCGAAATAAAGCCCCTTTTTAGGGGTTTTATATTAACCATAAACAAAACACAATGACACAAAAAACATTAGACAAATTAAAAAACAATCTACACAAAATGAGTAGAATTGAATTGGTTGAAACTATTTGGGAGTATTCAAGTGATGAATTAGAAAGTTTACAAGATGTGTTAATCATTGCAAAAGAAAATGATAACCAATTAAAGCAAAGATTATCCCACATTTTAAGTTGGTATGAATATTTAGCAAAATAAGACGTTTTTAGCCACTTTCTTTGAGGTTGGTATGTATATACTAACTAAGTAGAATAAGCTAGATTTAAGCCTATAAAGTGCCTTAAAAAGCCTTTTAGCTATGCTTTGCCCTTACATATAGGCAAAAGCTAGTTAAATGTGTAACTAAAAAACAGTTGCAGACAAAAACCTGGCAAAAACCCTATGCAAAAACTCCCCAAAAACCTCGCAAAAATCTAGTACGCAAAAATCCAGCAAAAATCTTTTATGATTTCATTAACAAAAAACCTGCTAAAAACTTTAAATATATCCAAAAACTTCCTAATTTTACATTCAACACAAACAAAACAAAAATCCCATGCACCAATTAATTACACTATCTGATCGGATGAAGTGTGCTATTACTGGCACAACTATCGACAAAGGCGAACAAGCCTATTACAATTACCAGACAAAAACTTGCATTCATCCATTGGAATATGAGAAGAATATGAGCCAGGTCAAGATAGGTGACCCAAAAACCTATTTTACTAGACACCAAAAACTTAACAAATAAAACATACAACACATGAAATTCGAATTTGTACAAGAAACCGACCAATTACTTAATGACACAATCTTTTTCACAAAGCAAGATGGTGTATTCATTACAGGAACGATTAGCACTAAAAGAGATGTAGCTTATGCTATATTCGAAAAGCTATCAGCAGGTCTACCACTTAGAACATCACAAGTCCTAGAAACAAAAATCTATCAAAAACCCTCGCAAGAGGAATAAACCAACACAATGCTGAAACTAACCCTAGAACAAAAGAAAAAAGGTATCAAAGAAGAGTTTACCTATGTAAACAGTAACGGAAGAATGTCAAAACAATACACCTACAAAGGAATGTATATTACTTGGGATAACCAAATCTTACATGGCAAATGGTATTACTGGAGAGCTAGTTATTACGCTTCATTAGATGCGGCAGTTCAAGGAATAGACAGACATATCAATCACTTTAAAACTAAATAAACAAATGCAAGAAATCACAGACTACAAAAGCCTATTTAAGTATGGGGACATGAAGAAGATTATGGAAATAACAGGCTATAGTCGTTATGTAATAGAAACAAGACTTAAAAACCATGATTACGAGATGACCGAGTTAATCAAAACATTCTATGACAAAAAACTTCAACTATTAAAAACACAAATAAATGATTACAGCGAAATTTAGAACACCAAGACAAAACCTACTAAAGAAAAAACCTCTTTATGTAGATCAAGATATCGTAAACAACTTAGTTAAAAAGGTTGCTAAAGCTTGTAATATAGATGCTAACATAATTACTAAGAAAGGCAGATATAGACCTCAGGTACTTGCTCGTAATTTGTGTTTCTATATTCTTCATGTACACTACAAGCAAAAAGCCGCACAGATAGCTCCTTATTTCCATAGAGATAGGACTACAGTATTACATGGTATAAACACCTTTGTAAATGATGTAGAGGTAGTACCTTTCTATATGGAGCAATACACAGAGGTTAGAAGTAAGATTAAGATACCAAAACTATATTCAGAAAACTATTAAAACAAACATTATGCTATCAACATTCGCACACATGAACGAAGTAGACAAAAAAATCTTTGTCGCTAAGATTATCCACAACATGAACTACAGCCAATCAAGTTTTGAAACTATGGAAGCTATAGTTAAAATGTGGGAACAATATCCAATCAAACAAGCAACTTTTTTTACACAACAAAATCAATTAACACATGGAACTGCAAACAACTAACAACAACATTCAAGCACCTAGTTACCAAATGGTCAACAAGGACTCTATGCTTTCTTTATCTAACGAGCTTAAACGCTTTGTAAAGGATGCACACTTAGTATCTAACATCAAGGGTAAAGACTATTGTAACGTAGAAGCCTGGCAGATGGCTGGAGCTTCATTAGGTTTATTCCCTATCATTACAAGCGTACAAGACTTATCAAGTGAAACAGAGATTAAGTACATGGCTACTTGCGAAGTTAGATCATACCAAGACAATAAGTTGGTATCAGTAGGTATCGCAATATGCTCTAACAAAGAGGGTAGCAAAAAATTCTTTGATGAGTATGCTATCTTATCTATGGCACAAACTAGAGCAGTAGGTAAAGCATTCCGTAATCAGTTAGCATGGTTGATGAAAGCTGCTGGATTCGAAGCGACACCTGCTGAAGAGATGGATTTCGTACATGAAGAGCCAAAAAAAACCTCTAAGCCAGTACAAGAGGTAGTTGCTGAAATCTTACAAGATGAGCCTACAAGAGAAGAAATAATGATGGAAGTAGCTAAGTGTACTAAGGTTAAGCAATTGACTGACATCTACTTTACTTACAAGCAATCATTTGATTCTGATGAAACATTGATGAAGGTATTAAAAATGAAAAAAGAAAATATAAAATAAAATGAACCTAACATTATTACCCAAAGTAGAACTTGCTTCTATTGAGCCTAACAAATTTGCTATTGAGTTAATCAAGTCGCAGATAGTAGATCACTTTACACAGACTGGTGAGTCACCATTAGAGTTGCTCGTTAAGTCTGAGGCTGTAGTACAGCTTTTAGAGGGCATTAGAGCCGATTTAAAAGAGTTAGTACTAGATGAGCTTAGTAAGTATCCTGGAGGCAAGGCTGAGGTCTTAGGAAGCGAAATGGCTAAGTTTGAATCAGGAGTTAAGTATATCTATGACCAAGACTATACTTGGAGCAAGATGAATGACCAATTAGAGTCTATGAAGTTTGCTATCAAGGAAAGGGAAAAGATGCTTAGAACACTACCAACCTCTATGGTTGATCCTGAATCAGGCGAAATGGTACATCCAGCTCCTAGAATTAGCACTACAACCTTTAAGATTAACTTAAAGAAATAAAAACTTTGACCACCTCAAGATATTAAATATTTTTAACCAAGATAGTAATTAGGGAACTTGGGGTGGTTATTTTAAACTAGAAACATGAAACAAACGATAATATTTTTATACGAGTTGGTAAAGTTTATAGTAATATCAATACCACTAGCAATATTTTTATTTGTAACATTAACCATAATTAGTAAATTTAAGAAGATATGATGGAGATTGCAGGATTAGAGAACTCAGTACCAGTGAGGATGATTTATGTTGACGATAAAAGTGAAGTATTGTTTAAATCTTTAGCTCATGCAGCAAGGAATACAAGGATTACACAGGACTCAATAAAGAAATCACTTAGCCCATTACTAAAGAGGAAATTTAAGCATAACAACAGAGATGTTGTTTTTAGGATAGTTAAGGATAAATAGTATATTTGTCATGAGTATTGCAGACTCATTAAGAACTTATTGCCCTTGAGATGAACCCCTATCTGCAATGTAGGGGGAACTTGATAGGGCACTTTTATTTTATGGAAAGAGATTTTAAGGGAGTTTGGATTCCCAAAGAAGTGTGGTTAGATGAAAATTTAACATGGATGGAAAAACTGTTGTTAGTAGAGATTGACAGTTTAGATAAAGAGAAAGGTTGTTTTGCGAGTAACAAGTATTTTGCCGAGTTTTTTCAGTTGAGTCCATCAAGGATTAGTGAGTTAGTAAGCCAGTTGGTTTGTAAAGGTTATGTAACTACCTTTCTTTTATATGATGGTAAGCAAGTAAAACAAAGGATTTTAACACCTACAGTACCTATTCGGAAAAGAGAACAGGGTATTCGGAAAGTCGAAGGGGGGTATTCGGAAAAGGCGGAGGATAATAATACAATACTTAATAATACAATTAATAATAAATCTATAAATATATCGTTCAATACATGGTGGGATTTATATGATAAGAAGGTTGGTAGTAAGACCAAACTACAAGCTAAATGGAATAAGCTAACTGATGATCAAAGAACACAAGCTATAAAACATACTAAGGAATATATAATTGCACAACCTGATAAACAATATCGTAAAAACCCTGATACCTACTTAAATAACGAATCATTTTATGATGAAATAATTAAGCCTAAAGAGTTTAACCAACAAGTACCTACAAACAAAATAACTACACAAATAAAACTTAAATAATGAATGAATTAAATACTAAAACATTAGTTTTTAATCATTTTAAACTTAGATTAAAACAACGATATAATATAGATATTACATATAAACAATATTTATCATTAACATTTAACGAATCTTTATTTTCTCATGTTTACGTAGATAAAAGAAAGAAGAATGTTGTCTTGTTTAGGTATCAAGAACAATGGATTTTAGCTGTTAGAGATAAAAAGGGATACCTAATTACTTCTTTACCAATACAAAAACTGAATAAAATTTTAATAGAAAAACTATGATAGCTATAAACCTACCAAAAGCCTTAGATATTGAATCTAACATACTTGGGGCTTTGCTTTTAGACAAAAGAACTATCCCATTAGTCATTGGTCATCTAAAAACTGACATATTTTATGATTTAAAGCACCAAAAAATCTTTAATGCTATTAAGGAAATGTATGATAGTAACATATCTATAGACCTTACTACCGTAGCTCAAAAACTCTCACAAGATGAGGACATTATACGAGAAGGTGGTGCTTACTACCTATCAAAGTTAACTGATAATGTAACTACAACAGCTCATATCAATACCCATATTGAGATTGTTATTGAGATGTACAAGAAGCGTGAAGCTTATAAAGTGCTTAGAATAGCTGAGAATAGTTGTTTAGACAACGATAGTCAGTCATTAGACCTTTTATCTGACCTTAATAGTCAACTTATAGGTTTACTTGAATATGGCAATCTATATGAAAAAAGCATAACAGACGTAGTTATGGCTATCAACTTTGCTAGGGACTTAGCAAGTAATGGGGAACTTTTAGGATTTAATACAGGATTCCAAGAGCTAAACCAAACCATAGCAGGATGGTGTAAACCTGACCTATGTATTATAGCTGCTAGACCTGGTGCAGGTAAGACCGCAATGATGCTTTCTAGTGTTTACCACTTAGCCATACTAAATAATGTCCCTACGGCTATTTTTAGCCTCGAAATGAGCTCCGAACAGCTTGTTGAAAGGTTAGAGTCAATAACGAGTCAAGTGCCCTTAAAACGCCTTAGAACGAATAATTTGAATGACTATGAAAGAAAGCTACTTTTAAAGACAGATGACAAAATAATCACAGCACCCATCTACATAGAAGATACTGGAGGAATCAGTATCTCACAACTCAGAGCTAAGGCTACTATTCTAAAGCAGAAGTATGGTATTAAGGTAATATTCCTAGACTATCTTCAGCTTATGAGTGGACAAGGCAAAGCAAACCAAAACAGAGAGCAGGAGGTTAGTAACATCAGCCGAAGCCTTAAAGCCTTAGCAAAAGAGTTGGAAGTACCTATTATCGCATTATCTCAGTTAAGCCGTAAAGTAGAAGAACGAGCTGACAAGCTACCAATGTTGTCCGATCTAAGAGAGTCAGGTAGTATTGAACAAGACGCTGACATTGTTATTATGCTTATGCGACCATCTTACTACGAAATGAAAGAACCTGTAGAGATTGGTGGTAAGGAATATCATCCTGACGACCTTGTTATTGTTAAGGTAGAGAAGAACAGACATGGCAGAACTGGCAACCTAGCGGTAAGATTTATTGGAGAAACAACCACATTTGAAGACTATAAACTATAATACATGAAATTACTTAACCAAAAATTCCCTGAAGTGGAATACAAAGAAGGTGAAGACCTAAACATCGAGAACATGAAAGAACGCATCGTAACTAAAGCATGGTATGATACTGCTAGGTTTAATGACATAACAGATGTAGCAGTTGGTATCGGTATGGGAACTAGAACATTATTTTTTTATGCCAAAAAACTAAAACTACCAAAGCGAAGTGGACTTAAATAGGAACTATAAGAATACTCGTAAGTTCGACATAGAACAAGCTAAGGCTAAAGATGGCACTTACCAGGCATTGTTATTGTTTGCTAGAGATACAAAGGTTATAGTTATCCAACAGCCAAAAGCACTAAAACAAAAATTCATGTGGCTTGAGTATGAGAATAATGGTCAGCCTAGTGGTATAGCAGATACAAGAGTAGAGTACTTTGCTATCAACTATGACCTTAAAGATAGAATCTACTTTATAAGAGCTGAGATGCTAAGAATTAAGGCAAGAAGACACTTTAAATGGGGTAAAACTAAGATAGTTGAAGGGGTTAGATATGTAAAAGTTCCAACGGTTGAGATGATACGTTTCGATTAGCATAAATTTACAAAATGAAAAGAGTAATTAATTTTAGTGGTGGTAAGACAAGTGCATTGATGACTATTTTAAATTATCGTGAAGGTGATTTAGTAATCTTTGCAGATACTGGTAGAGAGCACCCCAAGACATATAAGTTTATTAATGACTTTGAAGCTCACGAAGGCATACCAATTATAAGGGTAATGTTTGAAGGTGGATTTAGAGGAATGTTAGAGAAAGCTAAATGGAAATATATACCTAATAGAGTTAAGCGTGGTTGTACAATAGAGCTTAAAATTAAGACTGCTAAAAGATGGTTAAGAGCTAATCATGGCAAACAAGATTACGAATGGCTTGTAGGCTTTAGAGCAGATGAAGAAAGAAGAGTAAAAGGTTACGAACAAAGACAAGCTTATATACATCCTAGATTTCCATTATATGAGGCAGGTATAGACAAGGCACAAGTAAATGACTATTGGAGTAAAAAAACTTACAACTTAGAAATCCCTGCAATATTAGGAAACTGTACTTTATGTTTTCTTAAAGGTAAGAACGCAATCATTAACATTATGCGTAGTTATCCTGAATTAGCTACTGAATGGATAGAGGATGAAGAAATGAGCAAATTGAAGGGGGGGGGGGCACACTTACTTTCAAGATACTACATATAAACATTTACTAATGATGGCACAAAATGATTTATTTAAGGGTCAAGATTTGACTGATTTAAACCCTGCTTTTAATTGCTCTTGTACATCTTAATTAAATTAATTAGCTTAATTTCGTTTATATGACATACAAAACAGCAAGTGACTTAACCAAGATGATGCTAGAATATTTAGATAGTTTAGGTTATGAAGTATGGAGAAACAACAACCTAGCAGTCAAAGGAAGGTCTTTCATTGGTAAGAAAGGATTGCCTGACATTATAGGTTACCATAAGAACTATGGTCAGTTCATTGCTTGTGAGATTAAAGCTATAGGTGATCGTTTAAGTGTATCACAGATAGAGTTCTTAACTCACTTAGGTATGTGCGGTGGCACATCTATTGTATGTCAACAAGTGTCAGACGGAACAATTAATTTAACAATATTTTTAGACAATGGCGAAAGCAAAATCAGCATCTGGGACGAGTATAAAGGTGAGTTCAAGGAAAGCGGTGTATCTGATTATTGAAAATGTAGGCTCTAATAGATACTATGTTGGCTCTTCGATTGATATTGATAGAAGATTTATGTCTTATTACAATAAACAAAGAGGAAAA